TATTACAGCTTCAGAAGTTGGTGTAATGACAACATTAACAGACCTAGCAAGAAACTCTGCACCAAGAAATGTAGCAGCAGATATTGGTAGACTTTTTGGTGAAGCAATCGCTAAGAAAATGGACCAAGACTTAATTGCTCTATTTGATGGCTTTAGTACCGCCGCAGGTACAGATAGTGCAGTACTTTCCCCTGCAACTGTATTTAATGCCGCTTCAACATTGAGAGCCGCAGGTTTACCTGTTAATGAAACATATCTTGTTGTCCACCCAAAGGTAGCGTATGACCTCAAATCTGGTCTTACAAATACTTTTGCAGGTTTAGATACAGAATTGTCAAATGAAGCATTAAGAAATGGCTTTATTGGTCAAATCGCAGGTATCAAAATCTTTGAAACAGGCAACATGGCAAACACAGGTACTGCAGGTGACTATAAAGGTGGAATGTTCCACAAAGATGCACTTGCTCTAGCTATGATGCAGGACATCAAGATTGAAACTCAACGGGATGCCAGTCTTAGAGCAGACGAAATTGTGGCGACGGCAGTTTATGGTGTTGGTGAATTACATGATTCATATGGTATTGAAGTTATCGCTGATTCTTCAATCCAATAATAATACTTTTATGGGTGGGGTTAATTCCCCACCTGTTCAGAAAGGAATATTATGAAACTAACTAATGGAAAAAAAATTATTGAAAGACCACAAGTTGATTATGAAAAGAATAAAAATATTTGGGAATTAAGAGGGTGGAAACCTGTTGAAGATAAACCCAAAGTTGATAAGGTAGAAAAACCAAAGAAAAAGAAAGATAAATAATGGCAACATCAGAATTTTCAGTAGCACTATCAGATATTCAAGTCTATCAACCTGATATAGCAGAATATGGCATCACAGACTTTGATAATCAATTACAACAAGCTGAGAATGATGTTATTAGACAAATTAGAGAAGAATGGTGGGAAAGATACCGCCATACAGTACGATATAAAGATATTACTAAAGTCACTACATTAGAATTAGATAGTTCTAAATTAACAAACGCACAATGGACTAGAAGTGTAGCTTATAAAGCAATGGCAGATTATATTTTTCCAATATTAACTAAATGGAAAGACCCACAAGGCGGAGATGGACAAGATGCTTTCCAAGTACAAATAGAATTTTACAGAGCAAAATATGCAGAAGAATTTAATGCAATATTGCGTGATGGTGTTGAATATGATGAAGATGGAGATTCATCCATATCAGCTAGTGAAAAAGAACCCATACATACATTAAGGTTGGTGAGATAATGTGCGAATTTTGTAATGGTGAATGTGTCTGTAGATAATGGTAGCGAATGTTCGCATCAAGGACAATTCTGTTCAAGTAAGTAAATCAGTTAAAAAAGTTTCTAAACAAGTACAAAGAGCGATTAAAAGAGCGTTAGCAAATGCAACTGCTTTTGAGATTGCGTCTATTAAAGACCGAACTCAAAGCAAAGGTGTAGACTTTAGAGGGAGAGCATTTAAGCCTTATTCACCTAAATATAAAAGAAGATTAGTTAAAGAATCTGGTGTTGTTGATTTAACTGACACTGGACAAATGTTTAGTTCATTAACAAGTAAAGTCACTCCCAGTAAAGGTCAATTATTTTTTAGACAAGCATCAGCTAATAAAAAAGCATTTTTTCATGATGTTGCAGGTGTTGGTAAAAGTAAAGTTATCCGACCCTTTTTTAGTATAAGCAAAAAAGAAGAAACAAATATTGAAAAGATATTCTTTAATGTGTTAGAAAGAGAACTGAGATTATGAGTATTAGAGAAGATATAGCGGCAAATATTATTACTGTATTAGATGCAGTAAGTTCGCCTATTGAATTAAAAAAAATAACTAGAGAACCTTTTGAACCTGAACAATTAGCTGACCCTCAATTTCCTGCTATTTATATTTCTACAGGTGACGAGGTACGAGAGGACTATACTCTTGGTAATACTGCGGCAGGAAAAAGAAGTGGTACAATAGATTATGTTTTAGTGGGTTATGTCAAAGGCACAGACACCAACCTAGATACTAAACGCAATCAGCTTATAGAGGTTATAGAAGAAACACTTGATGTAGATAGAACTAGAGGTGGTAATTCTCTTAATAGCCAAATAGTAGAAGTTAGTTCAGATGAAGGTACATTATATCCTTTGGGTGGAATAAGAATTGTGGTAAGAGTATTTTATGAATTTGTACGAGGTACAGCATAATGGCTAAAAGAGTAAAGCTATACAAAGATGGTAATTCCATAGAAGTATGGGATAATAATATAGACAAGTTTCTTGCTAATGGTTATAAACTAGAAGCAGAAAAAAAACCTACCAAATCTAAAAAAAAGGTAGAAACAAATAACGAAGGAGATAACGAATGGCAACACACGTCGGAACAGCAGGAGTAGTCAAAATTGCATCAGCAACTGTAGCTGAAGTAATAGGTTTTAACATTGACGAAACTAACGATACTGTTGAAGATACATCATTAACTGATACTGCAAAAACCTATATTGCACTAAGAAAAGATGCCACTGGTACTATTGAATGCCATTGGGATGAAACAGATTCATCAGGTCAAGAAAGCCTTGATGTTGGTGCTTCTGTCACATTAAATCTTTACCCAGAAGGTGCAGATAGCGGAGATGCTTATTATACTGGCACTGCTTTAGTGACAGGTGCATCAGTAGCAGTGACAATGGATGGTGTAATCAGTAGAACATTTAATGTTCAATTTACTGGTGGCGTCACACACACAACAGTCTAATCTATATGCCCAAGAAAGATTATCTTGAAGGTGCTATAAATCATTTTAAGCACCAAGAGATTAAAATTATTGAAGTAGAAGAATGGGGATTAACAGGCGAAGATGCCATTTATGTTAAACCATTTACACTTTTAGAAAAATCAGAAATCTTTAAAGGCTCTAGTGATAACGACTTAACTGTCTTAATTGATGTCATTGTAAAAAAGGCACAAACCAAAGATGGTGAGTTAATGTTTGATTTAGAAAGTAAGATTAGAATGAAGAAGTTTGTTGACCCTGATATCATTGGCAGAGTGTCTAGTGAAATATTAAATCCTTCAACTGATGATACTAAAACCCTAAAAAAAAACTAAATTCTGATTCAGATTTTAGATTTCATTTTTTCTTAGCAGAAAAGCTACATAAAACTATTGGGGAGATTTTACAAATCCCAGTAGATGAATATAATATGTGGGTAGCTTATTATAATCTCAAACATGAAGAAGAACAAAAAGCATTGAATAAAGTAAAGATGCAAGGTAAAAGAAGATAATGACGAAAAAACTTAATATTGACATTATTGCAAAGGATAAATCCCAACAAGCTTTTAAAAAAGTACAAAATAGCACTGAAAAAACAAAACAATCTATATTAAGTTTAAAAAATGCACTTGTTGCTTTAGGAGCAGGTGCCGCTATCAAATCTATTATATCTACAACTGCTAGATTTGAAGATTTGCGAACATCATTAGCTTCCGTCACAGGTAGTGTAGAACAAGGAGCTGAAGCATTTGATTTTATATCTAAATTCGCAACAAAAACCCAGTTCAGCGTCGAAGATTTATCAAGAACATTTATAAAATTAAAAGCCGCAGGTATTACACCGACTGAACAGCTTTTAAATGTTTTTACAAATACTGCCGCAATCACAACTGACCAAATAGGTTCATTAGAAGCAGTCACTGACTTATTTGCTAGAACTGTAAGTGGTGGTCTTGGACTAGAAGAAATCAATAGATTAGGTGATAGAGGTGTACCTGTATTAAGAATTTTAGAAGAACAATTAGGGATAACAAGATTACAACTTAGTGAGTTTGGTAAAACAGCAGAGGGTGCAAAAAAGATTACAGATGCATTTGCAAAAGGTATTCAAGAAGAATTTGGTGATGCAACATCTAATCTCGTTAATAATTTATCTACACAGTTTTCAAATTTACAAATTGCATTAAGCAATAATGCAGATGCTTTTGGTCAAGGTCTTTCACCTGCAATAAAAGAAGCTACCCAAGAAGTCACAGATTTAATTGTAGAAAATCAAAAATTAGTTGAATCTTTAGGTAGAGATTTGGGAGATTCCTTATCTTTGGTTTTAAAATTAGTTTTATCTCTTGTTAAGGGATATCAAGATTTAAATGTAGCAATACAAGAAGTCACCGATTCTAGCACGACTTTATTTAATATTTTAACTGGTAATAATGCATTTCGTCTTTTCAATGAAACAATGGAAGAAACAGAAGTTGTTATAGATTCAGCAACTGAAAAAATGAAATTATTCAGAGATGCTGAAATGGAAAGTAGAAAAGCCATAGAAGAAACAACAGATGAAATTAAAAAACAAAAAGAAGAATTCCAAAGCAAAGTTGATGTAGCCAAAATAGTAGCTGATGCCGAATTACAGATACAACAAGAAGCACATGAAGAAATGCTAAAAGAGTTTAAACGTTTTGATGGAGAAATGAGAAGGAGAGATATAGCAAATACTAATTTCTCAAAAAATGAAGCTGAGAAAAAAGCCGAAATAGAAAGAATGGCACAAGGACAAATAGTAGATGCAGTTGGTGATGGTTTATCTAAAGTATCAGGTTTAAATAAAGATGCTTTTAGAGCCTATCAAGCATTTCAAATTGGTATGGCAACTCTTAATACATTTAGAGCCGCTTCAAACGCACTATCTACATATCCATTCCCATTAAATATTGGGGTAGCCGCCGCAGAAACAGCAAGAGGACTGGCTACTGTTGCACAGATAAGAGCAACCGCACCTCCAAGAATATCAGGTGGTAGAGTTAATGCAGGTGAACCTTATATGGTTGGTGAGGGTGGTAGACCTGAACTTTTTGTACCTCAACAATCAGGAACTATCGTACCCAACAATCAACTAGGCTCACCAAATGTTAATATTACTATTATGGCTAATGATACAGAAGGATTTGATGAATTATTAGTTAAACGTAGAAGTGTTATTGTTAATGTGATAAATGATGCTTTAAATAGTCAAGGGAAAGAAGCGTTAGTTTAATGAGTGGTACATATCCAACAGCACCTACATTTAAG